GTTAGCTAGGGATAGATAGCAGCTAGCCTATAGCCTACCCTGTGGGCTATGGGATACCTGTTAGGTATCGATTCATTAACTCAATCGGAGCTAGTAGCCATGCAAAAAACGATGTTAGCCAAGTATTCAGGCACATGCGCTATCAGTGGTGCACGTATAAACCCTGGGGATGAAATAATCTATGACACTGTCGCAAAACGGGCATTCATAGCAGAGACTGGGGACTGCCAAGTAGATAGCAGCTATCTCGCAGCCCGTACCCGTACCCCTAAAAAGTACATTTCGGACGTTTATAACGTGGGGGGCAGGGAATACTACAGAAACAAGCAGGGATTGTGCATAGATGCCCCATGCTGTGGCTGCTGTACGTTTTAAGGATATAGCCCCATGACAACACTGAAAGCCCTAGAAACAAGCCTGTACTGGATGCGGGTCGTTTATCGTGACAGTAAAGACCCTGTACAGCGTGAACGGGTGAAAGCCCGTATAGCCAAACTTGAAGCAGAGATAGCAGCCCATCCAGATACCCAGGAGATAGCCCCATGATAGATACGCACTGGCTGCAAAGCCCCAAATTAGTTGAAGTCAGCTACAACGACACAACTGCTGCCCTTTTTGAGCTGTACGACATTAGACAGGCATTGCCCCATAGTGTGAGAAACAAGCCCATTGATGCTGACTCTGACTTCACCATAGACGAAGCCCTGAATTCTGTAATTGAATTCCTGGAAGCCCTAGACCAAAAATGCACGGAGATAGCCCCATGATTAAAGCCCCAAGCCCAGACAACGACACCACCCGCAGGTTTCCCCGTACCTTGCAGGAAGCTTTCCCCTCTGCCCCAGCATGGCAGGAAAAGCCCCCTTTGCATGACAAGGTGTTGGCCTATATTGCCATGTTTGTGGCAGGGTATTTGACAGCCCTTTTGGTTTTCAGTTAATATCTGCCCCGTTGTCGTAGTGGACAGCACTTTGAAGGCCGTTATCTCATGCACAGTTCCCGAAAGGGAATCCACTACCTGTGCAGCAGATAGCGGCTTTTTTGTTGGTCACTACAAAGCACGGGGGCATCACCCACCCCTTGTAAATGTTGATGCGACAGATACAGATAAGCGTGACGAACTGGCCTTGTGTCTCCTGAATGAGCATTTCTCGGGGCAGCGACAAGTCGGGTTTGACAAGAGGTTAATCGCCCCTTTGTTGAATAGTCTAGATAAACGAGAGCATCTATCCTCTGTGGATAACACAGTGGATAAGTTACCCACAGGCACTCCCTCGGGTGGCCCTTCTACGTCTAATGTTTTAAATTTACAAAGGGAATACGGGAACCATGACTAGAGAACAAGCAAACAAACTACTAGATGAGGTGAGGGTAGGTAAGCCCCATCTAGCCAGAGACATAGACCTAGCCCTACTCACAACTGGAGACTTACATGGAAAACTTTACGACTTGGATACTTACCTTAACCACAGGTTTGCTGGTAGGTTTAGCCCCACTTATCCTGTTGCTGCATTACAAAATCAGGAAGGAGAACAAGCATGATTAGCAGAGTCATCTTCCTGTGTGCTGTGATTGGCTTGAGCATTAACAATCTGTTACCAGAAACAGTTCAACCACCAAAGCCTTTAAAACCATTAACACCATCCCAACTTCAAGCCAAAGCAAAACAAACTTCTGTCAGCAAAGTGTGCAAAGGTAAGAGAAAAACCAAGACAACCAAAAACCTTTGTAGAAAATGGGAGGCCTATGAAATAAATACTTGACATCATCTAACTAACTGTGCTTATAATCTAATCCCAATCATTTGAAAGGTTCGTGACCATGAAACTGTGTATCAACTGCAAGCATTGCTTACCCTCAGAAGCAACTAAAGACCCTGAGTATTCTAGATGTGGCTTTGACAGGCCTATATCCTTCGTTACAGGCCGTTATCGCCCTGTTCAAGACCTACCCTTCTGTTCAGGCGAACGTACCCTCCACAGCCGCTGTAGCCCCTCTGCAACCTTCTGGTTAGCTACTGACGATGTGATGACCACAGAAGAGGAAGAGGTCAGGGAATTGATGGCTGGCAACCTCCCAACACTCGGAGGTCACAATGTCTGATTTCTCCCCAGAAACAAGAAACTCTGCTATCTGGAGCGGAGACTCCCGCAAGGTAGCTAACGGCAAAGCCAACGAAGTCATCCTGACCAAGCTTGGCAAGATGGAAATCCCCGACCTGTCTGGCATAGAAGCTGTCCAGATGGGTCATGTGATGGAACCAGTTATCGGCAGACTCGCCCAAGCTGAACTTAGGACAGAGTTAACCAAGATTGATGACGCTCTGACCCACCCTAAACATGCGTGGCTACGCAGCCATTTTGACTTTGCGGGGAAACTCGGTGGAAAAACAATACTTGTCGAAGCTAAGAACTACAACGCTGGTGTGCGTAATAAGTACGATGTGTCTGGTGTCGCACCCCCTGCGGATGTTGCACAATTGGTACACGAAGCTGCTGTATTCGGTGTCGATATCGTTTATCTCGCCGTTCTATTCGGAGGTCAAGAGTTCGTCTGCATTCCGTTTCATATTACAGAGACACAAAAAGACGAACTTATACGCCAGATGGCTTCAATCTGGGGTCATGTCCAAGCGGGAACCACCCTACCACCTGAAGACCTAGAACAGGTCAAACTCCTGTACCCACAGGAGGCCACAGGAAGCCTTAAAACAGCCTCTGCAAGCGTTGAACAAGCCTGTCTAGCCCTGAGTCAGGTCAAGGCCAACATCAAGGTTCTAGAGGCTCAGGAAGAACAGCTACAAACCTTGGTTGCTGGCTACATGGGGGAATCCTCTACCCTGTCCAGCATAGATGGTCAGGTGCTAGCCACTTGGAAGAACGCTAAACCCTCCGCAAGGTTTGATAGCAAGATGTTCCAGTCTGCCATGCCCGACATCTATGACCAGTTTGTCAGGGATATTCCTGGCTCCCGTAGATTCCTTTTAAAGTGAGGTTCACATGTTATTCACAGAGAAACAACAGCAACGAGTTACTTTGCTAGAAACAGAGATGAGACAAATGTCTAGTAAATACAACACTTTACAGACACAAGTAGATGCTCTGCTCAAGCTCTCCTACTCAAAGTATGGAATCAAGCTAGATGGCACACCTAAAGCCAAGCCAGGCAGAAGGAACAAGGTGGCTGCATGAAAGCCTACCCTTACATGCACAAACACCCTACAAGTGGTCAAACAACCATTTCTGAGGGTATGGACTTGCGGGACTACTTTGCTGGTCAGGCTTTGGCAGGATTGCTTGCTTCTGATGTGGAAGACAAGATGGATTCTTTTGCTTCTATATCTTATATGTTGGCAGATTTAATGATGAAACAACGAAACAAAAAGGAGGTTCCCAATGAGTAATACAACTGGCTACATTGTTTTTGACCGCAAGACTGGTGCTTACGATGGCATCTATATGCAAAAGGAATCAGCACAAGGTGCTCTAGAGTCTTTGACTCGCAGAGTCCCACACGCAGACTGGGTGCTACAAGAATATAGCGGTACACCTGAATTGCCTAAGTCTGACTTTTGGTTGAATGTTTATGAAAAAGAATACAGAGAGGAACGATAACATGAGTAATCTAGTACCACTACAAGACATCCAAGCTATGGCAGAAGTAGCTGCCAGCAGCAAGATGTTTGGGTTTAAGAACCAACAAGAAGCTATGGCAATCATGTTGCTATGCCAAGCAGAAGGTCTGCATCCCGCTATCGCTATGCGTGACTTCCATGTCATACAAGGCCGTCCAGCATTGAAAGCAGATGCAATGCTTGCTCGTTTCCAACAAGCAGGTGGCTCCGTACAGTGGAAGGAATACACAGATGAAAAGGTTACAGGGCTATTCACGCACCCGCAGGGCGGTTCTCTCGAACTCAGTTGGACTCTACGCCAAGCGAAAGAGATTGGAATCGCCAACAAGGATAACTGGAAGAACTACCCAAGAGCGATGCTCCGTGCTCGTGTCATTAGCGAAGGAATCCGCTCTGTATTCCCAGGTTGCGTGGTGGGTGTCTACACCCCAGAGGAGGTACAAGATTTCAATCCTCCCGCAGAACAAAAGGTCAAGCACATGGGCACTGTGGAGCGGGTGGAAGATGTACCACAGGATGTACTACAGGAGGACGATGGGGCGTTTTCGCTACACGTTCCGAATTCAGACAAACCTTACAAACGATACGAAACGCCTGAAGATTGGATAGATGGCTATGCCAGCATGGTTAACAGAATTGTCTCCAGCCAAAAGTTCTCTATGGAGGAAAAGACGGCAAAACTTGCTGCCCTCGCAACATGCAATACAGGTGTTACAGAGAACTTCAACAGCTTGGATAAAGTCAAACTCAAAGCAGCCATCGTCACCGCTGGAGGACAAAGCTCCCCAAAGCCAGACATGTCCCAACAACCTCCAGATACGGGACTCAGCGAATGAACGTCTTGAATCACTTGAGGGACATAGGGAGCCTGACACCACTGGAGGCATTAAATGAATATGGTTGTTTCAGGCTTGCAGCACATATCGAATCTCTGCGAAAAGACGGACACAGAATCTTTACGGAGATGGTTAACCAAGGCGGGAAGAAGTTTGCCAAGTACACACTTACACGAAAGGATTGAAATGGCAACAGGAAATGCACACAAGGAGATGCCTGGTTCAGGTGTCATGTACTGGGAAGAAGAAGAGATGCGTAAGTCTCCCAAAGGCCCAGACTACAAAGGGTTTGTTGTTCTAGAGATGGACTACAAAGCAGGTGAGAAGTTGAAGATTGCAGCGTGGCAAAAGCCAACCAGCCGAGGGCACAACTTGCTTGCTTTGAAAGAAGATAACTGGAGCAAAAAGAAACGTGAGGAAGAGATGAGGGACAAAGAAGTGCCTTCTAACTACGCACGTAAACCAGCAAGTCGGTTTGGTGAAGATGATTCTGAAATACCTTTTTAAGGAGAACCACATGAAAAAACTTTTAATTGGCATTTGGGTTGCACTTAGCACAACAGTGGTCTGGGCGGCCTGTTCAACACATACTTACTATGCAAATGGCAGGTATGTAACTTGTACAACCTGTTGTTACGGGAACAACTGCAACACTAACTGTTACTGATGGCAACAAAGACCTCACCCACACAGCGTAGTCTGGCTCACCTACGTGAGCTTGGCTACCACGTTGAAGTAGTTGAGAAGTGGAACAGCTTCACTAAACAACGAAAAGACCTGTGGGGGTGGGCTGACCTTCTAGCTATCCGCAAAGGTGAGGTGCTGGCAGTGCAGGTAACAGCCTCTGCTGTCAGTGACCGCATAAAAAAGATTATGGCCTCCGACACGCTTGCTCTTGTAAGAGATGCAGGGATTCGTGTGGAGGTACACGGCTGGCGCAAGTCAGCAAAGACAAACAGATACGTATTAAGAATTGAGGACATTTCATGAGTGACATCAAACCAACACCACAACAAATCCAGATGAGCCAAGACTCGCTCAACAAGGCCAACAACAGCATGAACTACACCATGAACTTGGTGAACATGTCCCTGCAACAACTGTGGAACATCGCCTACGCTGCTGGCTTTGAAGATGCACAGGAAATCATGAAGACAGATAAAGGTCATCAACAATGAGTAAGGCTCACATCTTCATCGCTACACCTATGTATGGTGGCATGACCACAGGCTACTACTGTCAGTCACTGGTCAACACAACCGCTGTCATGAGGGCTAACGACATCGACATGTCCTTCTCCTGCATGTTCAACGAATCCCTCATCCAGCGTGGGCGTAACGCTCTTGCACATGGCTTTCTCAATAAGAAGGAAGCTACGCACCTGATGTTTATTGACGCAGACATTCGCTGGAATCCTGCTGACATCGTTCCTATGATTGACGCTGACAAAGATATTATTTGTGGCATCTATCCTAAGAAGGAAATCAACTGGCATGGTGTCGAGCAAGCAGTCAAAGATGGTGTGCCTGTTGACCAACTGAAAACCCGTACAGGTTCGCTGGTGGTTAACCTTGTTGACTATGCTGGCACAGTCACAGTACCAGCACATGAGCCTGTGGAAATCTGGAATGGCGGTACAGGGTTCATGCTTATCAAGCGTGAGGTACTGGAAGACCTGGCTACAAAGATGCCAAGCTATATCAACGATGTAACCTTCCTGTCTGGCGAAATCAAACAAGACAAGATTGTGGAGTTTTTTGCCTGTGCTATTGAAGAAGGCGTGGGACGTTTGTTGTCAGAAGACTACTACTTCTGCCAAGAAGCACGTAGACATGGATACAAGATTCATGCCGCTCCGTGGGTGGTTCTAGGCCATTTCGGTAGCTACCTGTTTGAAGGTGGCTTGCTTCCAGCAGCATGACCATCTCTCTTGACCTTGGGTGCGGAGAAACCATCCGCAACCCCTACCAAGCAAAGACAGTTGTAGGACTGGATTTAGAGCAAGCAGACCTTGCTATAGAGCCTATTCCCTACAAAGATAACTTGTTTGACTACGTGACGGCATACGACTTTCTGGAACACATCCCCAGACTGTTGTATGTCCCACAACGCAGATACCCGTTTGTAGAACTGATGTCAGAGATTTACAGGGTGATGCGGGTAGGTGGCAAGTTCTTGTCCTCTACTCCAGCCTTCCCACACAGTGCGGCCTTCCAAGACCCGACACATGTGAACATCATCACGCCTGATACGTTCTACGAATACTTTGATGACCACAAGATTTGGGCAAAGCAGTACGGATTTAAGGGCGCATTCCATATAAATGAGATGCGCTATCACGGCCCTCACCTGCTGGTGGAGCTACAGAAGGTTCATGTCAACGTTTAGCAGTCCGTGCCGACTTGACAAACGCTTCTTTGGTAGGGTAACCAGCTTGCCCCTTGCGTTTAGGAGGCAGTCCCGCCGCCCTGCGTTGGTTGATGTTGTAGTACAAGCCACGTTGGGCTTTTGGTGTGTATGCCATTATCTGCAACCCCATCTCTTTCTTGCTGCCTTGCCACGCTCCCCCGTCCATCCACTGCTTCTAGCGCAGAAAGACTTGTGACGAGGGTTCGATGTGTCTTTAGTGGGAGCTTTGAGGTTGCTCCCTGTTGCTCTGTTTGCCTTTGCACGACCCTTGGCAGTCAATCCCGCACCCTTCTTCACAGAGAGCTTCTCGCCTCTGCCAACAGATAGATTTGGGAATTTCTTTCTTGCCATATCGACTCCTATGCAACCAATCCTTGCAAATATGTAGTTTTACCCGCAACCTTGGTAGCAGTCAATTCCTGCTTTTTCAGGTTGTCAGGGTCATAGCTGACATGCACCCAACCGCTGTCAGGGATGCCAACTGTATAAAACTCAAGGATAAGCTGTGTGTAGTCCAAGTTATCCATAATCCATTGAGCCAAGTCAGCATTGGCAACACCAGGGATTTCTATATCTGCTGCTCTCCCAAGGCAATGGTCTGAGGTCTTTGAGCCTCCCGTGGCCTGGTTCACGGCTGGAGCACGGAATCCTGAGTTCACCTTGACACCCTTGCCAAAGTGGTCACGTACGGGTTGTAGGACTTTCTCGCACAGCAAACGCAGATTTTCTGTGGCCTGTTCATCAGGGGTGTTGTCCAAGTCAAGACGCAGTGCAGTCTCAGATTTTGTCAGTTCATGCAGGGAAAAGTTGGCAGTCAAGTTCATTTGATTTCCTTCTGTGATTCAACAGCTTTGTTGTATAAGTCTATACAGGCATTGAGTTTTTGTATAGCTCTATCACCCTCCTCGGCTATTGCGAAAAGAGTTTTTCCAACCTCTGGGTCAATGTTGGCTCGTGCTTCTCCTCCACTACTTCCTGTGGCAGAGGCGGTATCTGTGGGGGTTTGTACGGGGCAGGACGCTTTGAGGCGCAGCTTGAGAGCACCAGAATCAATAGCAGCATCCCGCTGTTTTGCAACCAGTTTGGCTTTTTCATTTGAATTCCTCAGTGCATCCGCAGTCTTTGTTATAGCCGTGGCTAGAGCCTGTTCCTTTGCTCTGGCAACAGTATTCAGGCGGTCAACCTCTTCTTGTTGGGCTTTTGCCTCAACATGCTTGCCGTAGAAATAGCCTCCACCGAAAGCTATTAACAAGGCTACAAGACCAGACAACAAGCCTTTCATGCCTTGGGTGGCTCGTCATTGTCGTTAGCTTCTGCCTTTGAGATGGCAGTGGCTACAGCTTTGATTCCTGACCTGCCAGCCACACCACCAAGCACACCAGTGATAAACACCATGATGGTGCTAATCTGGCTTGTGTAAATCTTGTCGATAGGAGCCATGCCAGACATGGGCTGAGTGACGTAGGTCACAGAATACAGGAACATAGCCATAGCTCCTAGCAGGATGCTGACCAGTACCACGATGACAAACGCCCAGACCCTGACTTCAATTTCTTCTGCTGTCAGGCGATTGCTGACATTTTTGACTACTGTAGGCATCACTTCTTCTCCTGTTCAGGTTTGTTTAACTGTTCTGGGCAAGTGCTAGTAGCTGTGCAAATAGGCGGTTTGCACTCAGCAAGCTCCCAGTTTTTGGGGTCTTGGCACGGATAACGGAATCTATCTTCGCACCCTGTCATCAGGAATGCCATCAGAATCATGATTACGGTTTTGTTCACGATTTTTCCTCTCCACCTCTCGTCTTAACTTTTCTACCTTTTCTATCTGCTGCTTGGCCTCATGCTTAGTTTCTAGCACATCCAAGTACAACATCCCCAGAAGAGGCAGCAAAAGAGCAACCAACACACATGCCGCTATCCATCCCACTACGTCTTCTCCAGCCGATTTATGAACAGGAGGAACAGCCACAGGTAAAGGAGGAATGTAAAAGTCGCTAGAAGATACGCTAGGTTTGCCTGGAAGTTTCTTTTTTCCTCCCTGCGTTGCCATGCCTTGTACCTCGCTTGCGCCTCTTGCTTAAGTCTAGCCTTTTCCTGCTCTTCCTGTATGACATTCCGCATGTCAAAGACTTTGGAATACAAGGCTCCCATCTCAGGGGGAGATTGGTAAACCATCGTTTCCCTGATAGTTACCTCCAGTGCTGCCAT